CAGAGCACCAGACGGCGCATTCATTACGTTTCCCGACGGGACGCCGGATTCGGATATTGCGATTGCAATGGAGCAACACGCCGCGCCAGTTGCAACCAAGCCGCAGCCCCTTCAACGCGCTCAAACTGCCGCCGACAAGTGGCGCGACACGGGTCGAGCACTCGCGACGGGTGCGGGCGGAATCATCGGTGGCGCATTGGCATTGCCGGAAGCTGGCGTGGCGGCAATCCCGACGCTTGGTCTTGGCGGTATAGCAACGGAGGCTGCGGGTGTCGGTCTGGGCGCTGGCCTCGGCGGTCAGTTATACGATTGGGCCACTCAGCAATCTGGTGCTGCCCCAAGAACTACGCTTGCTGAACAAGCCAAACGTGCGGCTCTGGATGTTCCCGAGGGCGCTGCTGGTGTCATGGGAGGTCGCATCCTGGAGGCTGGCCTTGGCGGTGCTGTGTCGGCTGGAAAGAACGCTCTGAAGGGTGTCGTGAAGCCGCCGGTACGTGAACCTTGGGAAGCAGAAACGTTTGAGATCAATCCGCAGCATGTCGCTGACATGGAGTCTCAAGGAATTTATCTCACGCCGGGTCGCCGCGCGGGCGGCGCTTTGGCGCGGGCCGAACAACGTGCGAAGAGCAATCCGTTTGTCAGCCAGGCCATCCGCCAGGAGGAAGATCGTTCTGTTCGCAGCATGAACGTCGCCGCTTATAATCAAGTGTTGGAGCCCCTCGGGATCAAGTACACCGGCAAAGTCGGGCGGGAAGGAATTGAAAACCTTCAGCAAATTCTAAGCGATCAATACGAAAAGATCATTCCGAAGATCAAGGTTAAGGCCGATGATGAGTTTGTCCACGATCTGAGCGTGATCAGAGCGGGTGGCGCTGAACTTCCGCCCGCGCAAGAAAAGCAATTGGAAGCGATCATCAATGGCCGCGTCCTGAAGCGTCTCAAGCCTGGCGATCGGATTGACGGCCAGACATTTAAAGACATTGAATCGCAAGTCGGTCATCTTTCCAGAATATACAAGCGTTCTGGTGACACCGCGCAGCAATTGTTGGGCGATGAATTGTCCAATGTGCAAATGGCGTTGCGAACCGCTGCTGAACGGCATTCGGACCCCGGTGTGCGGGATGCATTGCGGGCAACTAATAAATCCTACGCGATGTTGACCCGAGTTGAAGAAGCCGCAACTCGGCGGAAAGACAGCTTCGGCGTGTTTAGTTCTGGCGATTTGCTGGCAGAAGTGAAACGCCAAGCCGGTGGTGTGCGTCATAAATTGTACGCTGCGGGCGATGCTTTGATGCAACCGTTCGCTGAACGCAATCATATGGTCATGCGGGATCTCATCCCGGATTCTGGCACGTCTGAACGTTCAACCGCCAAGGGTGTTGGTGGACTGCTCAATAATTTTGTTGTCGCGCCATCGACCAATGCGCTCGCATCTCAAATGCTGCGCCGTGGGGTCAAGGTTCCCCAAAGGACCGGAGTTAACGCGCTGCCACTGACCACCCAGGCTGCCGGCCAAGTTCTGCCCCCGAGTGTTCAACAATGAACCGTATAGACATCCGTTTCATCCCTGGCGAAGAGCAACGCTACGACACGCTGGGTGACTGGTGGTTTGCGGACGATTGCCTGCACATCCGCGCCACGGGGGATGAGCCGGAAGCCTTGCTGATCGCCCTGCATGAGCTTGTGGAGGCGTACCTCTGCAAGCGGCGGGGAGTATCCCAAGAAGCGGTGGATGCCCATGACTGGCGGTTCCAGGCTGAACTGGAGGCCAAGCTGCATTCAGACGACGCCGAGCCGGGTGATGATCCCCGCGCACCGTACCGTCGCGAGCATCGTTTCTCCATGCTCATGGAAATGCTATTAGCTCATGAGTTAGGGCTTGATGGCTACGGGATCTGCAAATGAAAGTTTTGCTTATCGATGCAGACAACATCGGCCTCGACTTTGCGGTTCGCTGCGAAGCCTATGGGCATGAGGTCCGGTGGTATCGCTACAGCAAGAAACCCACGCGCAACGGTGAAGGTTTCCCCGGCATAACCATTGTGGACGATTGGAAGCCGTCCATGTCGTGGGCGAAGAATGGCCTGATCGTTACCACGGCCAACGCCAAGTTCATGCCCGAGCTGGATCGTTACCGTGACATGGGGTTTACAATATTCTCACCAACGGTTCGGTCCTCCAAGCTAGAGATCGACCGTAAAGCGGGACTTGACGCCATGAAGCGGGTCGGGATCGATGTCCCTGACTACCAAGTGTTCAACAACCTTAAAGAGGCCGAGACCTTCGCCCGCAAGTCGGACAAGTCCTACGTGTTCAAGACCATGGGCGACAATGAGGACAAGTCGCTGTCCTACGTCTCCACGGATCCCGCCGATCTGGTGGGCTGGCTTCAGAGGAAGCAGGCACAAGGGCTGAACCCCAAGGGCCAGGTCATGCTTCAAGAGAAGATCGACATGATTGCCGAGGTGGGTGTGAGTGGGTGGTTTGGACCGGAAGGGTTCTTGCCCAACAAGTGGCAGATCTGCTTTGAGCACAAGAAGCTCATGCCCGGCAACTTCGGCCCCAACACCGGAGAGCAAGGCACCGTCTGCCAGTATGTTGAACAGGACAAGATGGCGGATGAGATGCTGATGCCTATGGAGGCCGAGCTTTTGAAGGCTGGCCATCGGGGCGACTTCGCCATCGGGTGCGGAATTGATAGCAAGGGCAAGGCTTGGCCGTTTGAGTTCACGTGCCGGCTGGGCTGGCCTGCGTTCTTCATCCAGTGTGCGTCACACCCCTGCGACCCTGCCCAGTGGATGTTCGACCTTTTGAGAGGTGAGGACAGCCTAAAGGTCTCTCGCGATGTTTCCATGGGTGTGGTGCTGGCGCAGCCTCGTTATCCTTACGGTGACGCTGAACCCAAGGAGGTTGAGGGGAATCCGATTGCTGGTGCGGACGAGATGTGGGACCAGGTACACCCGGTGGATATGATGATTGGCAAGGGACCGGCCATGCAGGATGGCAAGGTCGTGGACAAGCCGATTTATCAAACCAGCGGCGAATATGTTATGGTGGTGACCGGACTTGGGAAGACGGTTTCCAAGGCGAAAGACAAGGTCTATGGCGCCGTGGACAAGATCAAGTTCTCCAACATGATCGTCCGCAACGATGTCGGAGACGGTGTCATCAAGAAGCTGCCTGAGCTGCACAAGTTCGGCTATGCGATGGATATGCAGCCATGACCGCGCCCAAGCTGACAACGTACAACACAGGGACGCCTGCAACCGCCATCACCGGCGATCAGCTCAACACGTTCATTCAGTCCTGCGATAGCGTAATCCAGCTGCGGGCGTTTGTGGCTCAGCCTGGACAGATGGTCTACGTGCGCGGGTTTTCCACCATCAACGACGGTGGGCAGGGCTTCTTCTATTACGCATTGGGCAACGCAACGGATGACGGCGGCATCACCACGGTTGTTCCCACAACGTATCCCGCCGCCTATTGGTATCGATCCTCTGGTCTTAACACCATCAGCCAGAACTACGTCCGCAACACCACCACGGGCCAAAGCACCATCACGGCCAATTACACGCCTGGCTATGTGCTGGTGTACCTCAACGGCGTCCTGCTGGCTCCGAGCGATTACACCGCGACCAATGGCACAACCATCACGCTGGCCGTCGCTGCTGGTGCGGGAGACACGGTGGACGTGTTCAGCCTGTCCACCATTAGCATTTACAATGCAGCCACGACTTCCTTGAACAATGTCGCAAGTGTCAATCTGGCCTATTATGCAAACGACGCCGCCGCCGCTGCCGGTGGTGTGCAGATTGGCCAATTGTACAGAAGCGGCACGTTCCAGAATATTGTCACGGTGAGGGTGTTTTAATGTCCATTCCCCGTAACCTTTCTCTGTTTGCCGAAAATATTACATCAGGCGGTGTGCTTAATACGTCTGGAGGCGGAACCGGAACGACGACGCTGACAGGAACCGGGAACCTGGTTCTGTCAAACAATCCCGTCCTTGTCGCGCCAGCGCTTGGAACAATTGCGTCGGGTGTTGCCACAAATCTGACTGGGTTGCCTTTGACCACCGGGGTGACTGGCACGTTGCCAACCGCAAATGGCGGAACAAACCTGACCTCGTTTACATCGGGCGGCGCTATATACGCCACTTCCGCTTCAGCTTTGACAAGCGGCACATTGCCAATTGCCTCTGGTGGCACCGGCGCAACAACTGCTAGTTCCGCGTTTAGCGGCCTTTCTTACGCGCCATCCGGCACTGGATCTTACACGCGCTCGGCTTTCACAAAAGCGGCCGATTGGGTCAACTTGCTGGATTATTTTATTCCTGGAACCGATACCTTTGACACAGCGATGATCAAAGCTTTGTCCAAAGGACATCGGGTTATTGTTCCAGCCAGTGGCTCGCCCTACACACTTTCTGGGTCGATACCAATTACAACCGGAATGTCGTTTGAATTTGAAACGCCGGGCATTGTCGTAAATTGCACGGCGACCGCTTTTACAATTGGTAGTTCTTCCGCGACCATCGTCACTGATGTGTCGATGAATTTCAACGACGCAATTTTTAATTTTTCCGGTGCGTCTGCCGGAAAGGGTGCAATTCTTTTCGGCGCAAGTTATGGCCGCCAATGGCGCATAAATGTTTCTGGGTTGAATACAATAAACGCATCGTTTTTGGCTGCTCAAGACGTGGATAATTCTGTTGGATATGTTTTCCAATGTCGATTCTATTATTGCACCAGTTATTACCCCAGAGGGACTGCATTCAAATTTTACAACGTCCAAGGATTTTTTGAATTTTATCATTGCGTTGAAGACAGAACGGTCAACGACCCCCTTGGGCAAAGTTCATACAATTACTATCAACCCAATTGGCCAGGTTTTAGCATCGGCGGCGCGACTGCGGGTGGTGGCATTCAAATTCGCGGGGATAGCGGCGTAGTTGGCACCGGATACAACGGCACGTCTGGAATTGTAGGCACGAACATCGCGCACGGTTTGTACCTGACAAACCAAATTTCTCCGATTATTGAGGATTGGTTGTCGGACACGATCACTGGTGCCGGTGCTGTTTTAACAAATATCACCGAAGGGTTTTACGACATCAAAGCATACAATTCGTATGGTGGCGGTATTTTGTCCACTGGAGGCTCTTACAATCGCGGCTCTTTGGTCGCTGTAGGAAACACTGCATCTCAAGCAGCAGGGACTGTAGGCATCTCTTTGGTAAGCGAGCAATTGTCGCATTTTACCACATTCCGTTCCCAAGCCTGGACCGGCAGCGCGGTGTATTTGGACCATCTCACTAATTGCGTGATTGGCAACATTTTGGCCAAAGGCTCAACTACGTCTGCTGGCGTCAACATCGGCAGTTCTTCGGGCAATACTTTCGGAAGCGGAATTGGTCAAATCATCACAACCGGCAATGCCACGTATGGATATGTAGAAAATGCCGGATCGCCGGGTTCTATAATTGTTTCGTCAATATACGCCACGTCAAACACCACGGCCAGCTACGCCATCACGTCAGTGAACAGCGAAATTACTCGAATCGGAAAATCCGCCGGCACGTTTGCGGGTCCATTGAGCGGGAACGGCACTGCTTATGCGGTCACGGGGTGATAAAATGACTCAACAAGAAAGCACAGCTTTGGCAATCTTGAGGTCGGGTCGGTCATTTGATGAGGCGGCGACAATTACCGGTGTGTCAGTTGAACGTCTTGTTCAAATTTGGTCGGAAAGATAGCAAATGTCCGTCTCCCTGCTCCCCAGCATTATCCCCGAGTTCCTGATCCAGGGCGTCCCGGCATCTGGGGGGCTGCTGTATACCTATGCAGCGGGGACCACGACCAAGCTCGCGACCTACACCGATTCCACGGGATCCACTCCGCAGACAAACCCCATTGTGCTGAATGCCCGAGGTGAGCCGCAGAACACGCTCGGCAATTCGGTGGGCCTGTGGCTGACCAACTCCACGGCTTACAAGTTCGTGCTGTCCCCCTCGACGGATACCGACCCGCCGACGAATGCCATTTGGACTATCGACAACATCACCGCCGGCCAGCTCACCGGGACCAGCTACACGGCGTCCGGGACGAACGCCATTGCGCTGACGCCCACCAACAACACGCCCACGCCCGTCGCCTACGCAAACTACAACACATACGTTTTTGCGGCTCCCGCGACCTCCACCGGGCCAGTGACGATCCAAGTGGGATCGCTTGGGTATCTGAATGCCTACATCAACGGTGTCCAGGCAACGACGGGCCAGATTCAGTCCGGTGAGGTCGTCATCGCGGTCTACAACAGCGCACTTAACTCCGGCGCTGGTGGCTTCGCGCTTTATCTCTCGGTCAACCCGCAGCAGCTGCTGTATGGTGCTGACACCGGCTCCGCGAATGCCTACGTGGTCAATCCGACCAATGTGCTGTCCGCTCTCACCACCGGGCAGATCATCACTTTCATCGCTGCCAACGCCAACACCACGGCGTCCACGCTCAACGTGTCGGGCCTTGGTGCAAAGAGCATTGTAAATCAGGCAGGCAATGCGCTGATCGCTAACCAGATTCTGGCCGGCACCACGTGCGTCTGTGTCTACAACGGCACCAGCTGGGTGATGTCCAACACGGGATCCACCGGCTATCTCAATGCGCCCACGGTCACCAATGGCCTGACAGTGGACAGCTTTGCGGGCGCTGGTCTCGCCACAAATGCCCAAGCCAAGGCGTCTTCAGGCAGTGTGGTGCTGACGCCGTCTTCCATCGCGGGAAACGTCACAACCGGCGCAAACGGATCGATCTCTCTTCCTGGTGGCTACATTGAAAAGTGGGCGGCCATCTCGGGAACCATCAACACTGCTGGCAGCTACACGTGGCCGGTCGCGTTTCCGACGGCGTGTGACAACGTTCAAATCATGTTCACCGCCGCATCGGTGTTCAGCCCCAGCTTGAACTACGTCATCACTGTAAACTCGGCTTCAACCAGTGCGTCAGTCGTGGCGTGGTTATGGCATTCGAGCAACGGTGGTACAAACGGCTCTGGATCGTCCACCACCATATACATCCGCGCACTGGGGCATTGACCATGACCGACTGGCAGGCAGCATTTGACGGCGCAGTCGCTTTGGTCTTTACCGGGATCGGTTGGTTTCTCGCCACGCTCTATCGGGACATGCGGTCTCTGGAACAGAACCTCACCGATCTGGTGCAGGAACTCCCAAACACATACGCTAGACGGGATGACCTCAAGGACCTGATCTCCGAAGTCCGCGCCACGCTGCGTAGGATAGAGGACAAACTTGACGGGAAGCAGGACAAGTGACGACGCCGTTTCTTGCGGATGACATCGAGAACGAGGAAGGCCGGTTCCTTCACGCTTATCCCGACCCGCTGACGCATGCGGCGCCGTGGACGGTGGGTGTAGGTTTTACGGGGCCTGAAATCGGACCCAACACGATTATGACCGACGCCCAAGTGGATGCTGAGTTAGACCACCGGGTCGAGATGATCTGCGGCGAGCTGGATGCGAAGATCCCTTGGTGGCGTGACTTGTCCGATGTTCGCCAGGATGTGGTCGTCCAGATGGCCTACCAGCTCGGCATTGGTGGGCTGCTCACTTTCACCCAGACGCTAGCTTGCCTCAAGAGCGGGGACTGGTCTGGAGCGGCGGCGCATATGCTGGACTCTCGCGCAGCATGTCAGACGCCTGCCCGGTGGAAGCGCCAAGCTCGGCAGATGCTGCTGAACGAGCGGGTGTGGTTGTAAATCAAGGGGTTGCGTGATATATCCCGCTTGAGAGGTGCATCATGCTTCAAGAGATGATTGACGCCGTTATTCGCCACGCCCTCACCGGCTTTGCTGGCGTACTCGTTGCCCATGGATATGCAACCAATGACCAGGCGCAGGCCGTGGTGGGTGGTGTCATGGCGCTGATCGGGATCTACCTGTCGTACAAACACAAGCAAGCCATGCTAAAGGGTCACTGATGTCGCTCACCTCGCAACTGCTCAAGAACCAGATCACCGCTGAAGACTTCGCCGTGAAGGCTGCGGCTGACGTGTACAAGGCCGTGCAATGGTTCCAGGTGATCCCCGGTGTGATCTCGGTGGAAACGTGGCTGCTGAGCAAGCTGGAAGCCTACATCGCGGCATCTGCCGGCGGGCTGTTCGCGGTCAACGTGATTGATCTCCTCAAGACCGAGCTTGCCAAGCTCTCGGCGCCGCACAATCCCTGATGGGCGCTCCCCCGCTTGACCTTGAGGCCGCTCGCCTGACCATTGAGCGGGTGGAGGTCGAGTTGCGGGCTGGATACCGACCCCGTGGCATGACGGGGTCGGGCATGGGTGCCATAGCTGCGGCTGCTCAAAAGGCGGTCGCAGATGGGTTCGTCAAAACCACATCATCTTTTGAAGCGCGGATAACCCGTTGCGCTGCGATGGGATTGGAACCGGATTGGACGCTCTACCGTCCGCAGCGATACCAGCAGCCGGTCCCGCGACAAGTCATCACCCCAGCTGCACAGCCAGTAATATCAACGCCGGGACATGGATCCCGGCTTCTTGTTATTGGCGATCTCCACCAAAACCCCGGACAACCTCACAGGCTCGAAGTGCTTACCTGGATTGCCCGGTATGCCTCAAAGGAACGGTTTGAGCGGATTATCCAGGTGGGGGATTGGTCGAGCTGGGACAGTGTCTCGGCACATGATCGCAACGACACCATGGCTGGCCGGCACAAGCCCAGCATCCGCCAGGACATGGAGAACCTCAAGCAGAGCCTGCAAGCTTGGCGAGCGGGGATAGCTTCGGGATATCGACCCAAACAGGACATCCTCCTAGGCAACCACGAATACCGCCTGGAGAGATGGTGCAACGCCAACCCTGAGACAGCGGAGAGTTTTACGGTTCAGCGGGATGAACTTTTCACGCAGTTTGGGTGGCGTGTGCGGCCCTACGGAGAGCTGTTCTACGTCAATGGCGTGGGGTTTGTGCATCACCCCGTCAATGGCGCTGGACGGGCTTACAAAGGCGCTACAGGCCCCCAGCGGGCAGCCAATCACACAACGTGTCCGATTGTGTCAGGCCACACCCACCGCCGCCAGGTGCATGATGCTCCCAAGATCGGGCCGACCGATTCCATCAGCATGGTCGAGGTGGGCTGCGGGATGCCTTGGGGCGAGATTGAATCCTACGCCCAGCACTCAAGCACGGGCTGGTGGTGGGGTGTGGTGGACATGACGGTGGTGGATGGAACGATCACCGACGTTGCGTTTGTTTCGATGATTCGGCTTGCGAGAGAAAATAGCAGCCGCGCTTAGCAGCCTTTGGGCATCTTTCCCACCAGTACCAGCAAGTGCCGGGGCCTGCGTTCGGATCTCGCGAGCATGCGCCTTTAGAACGCGAACTTTGTTCGGGGAACAGGCTCGGCTGGATCATGGCAAATCCAAACGATTGTTGATTAAAAGTCCGCGTTTCTCGAACCGATAGCGCAACCACGCATTGTAAATATCGTTGATTGTCGCGTTTTCGAGTTCTTCCTCAATGAGGAAATGATTGATGAACCAATCAGGCGGCGTTACCGCAAATTTGTCAAAATTGTATCGGCCTTCAAATCGCTGATGCCAATCGCGGTGACATGTAACGCAAAGCAAAACGGTGTTTTCAACAACGTCTTTCCCACCGTCCGCCAAAGCCACAATGTGGTGCACTTGTATTCCTGTTTTGCCGTCGCAGCGCAGACATTGACGCGAGCCTTTACGCAATGCTGCAACTCTAACCGAGTTTGACCGGGCTTTTTTCATGCCGTCCGCTTGGCTATTTCACGCTCTAGGTACCACACAGCCTTCTTAAGATCCTCGACCGCATCGGCCTTCAGATCGCAGCGCCATATGTACTTTAGTGCATTGCCCAGGTTGAACCCCATGTGCTCGGTGATCTGGATGCATTCCACGCCTGACGGGTGTGCGGTGTAGTGAGGTGGGTGGTTGATTAAATCGCTCATGCTTCACCTCCGGCTTGTCGGGTCTTACATGTAGGGCATTCTGCCGTATTATGACTTACCTGTGCAGCATTGCTCACGGCTCACCTCCAAGGGCGGCGAGAATGGCGGCGCGAAGGTGGTCTGCGCCAGCGTCGGGGAAGTGCACAAACCCGACAAGCTCCAACGAAGAGCCAATGTCCTGAATGACGTCCTCACTCGTCATGTGCTCACGGATCGCGGCGAGGATGGCGTCGGCGGCGTCCTGACGGTTGAACCCGTACTGGTCGTATTGCTGCGCCAGCGTGGCGACCAGCTTGTCTCTAAGCGTCATGGCTCTTATCCTCCCAACTCTCGCCGCCAAACAGCAATCGGAATATTGTATTCATGCCTGATGTTTTCGCGCTCACATGCAATGTCGTATTGAATTTGCAGGTATTTCACCACAAAACCTGACGCCAGCGAACAGTAAATACACCGATCCAACACCTCAAGTATTTGAAGTGATGTTGGAGGATCGCTCCATTTCTCAATAAGCGGAAATGTGGAGGCGTCTAACTGGCTGTCTGGCGCTTTCAGCAATTCCTTCCACCATTTGTCAGTCATTTCTCACCCTCCGCAGCGTGGAAGCGGGAGACGACGGGATACATGTTCGGCGGGATGTTCTTGCGAACCATGAGGCATAGCGGATTGCCGTGGTCATCGCCCGACCGATATTCGCAGACGCCAGCGGCGAGCTTGAAACACTCGGCCTCCCGTTCAGCAAGCTGAACCAAGGCACACTCGTAATGCGCTGGTCCCCATGTGTGGCATCCCGGCCCGTGGGTTCCGATCCGACCGGCGCGGTGCTGTTCGTATTTCAGATTACGTTCGACCTCGGCAAGCTGGGCAGTCAGGCGGATGTTCTCGGCAAATAGGGTGGCGAGGTCTTCAAGGGCGAGGCGGGCATCGTGGCCTGTCATCAGGTAATCGTTTGTTCTAGCCCATTCCTCGCGTGTCCAATTTAGTTTCATTCTGTACCTCCAAGGGCGCGGCGGGCGGCTTCGGAGGCGATAAAGTAGCCGTCCTCCATGCCAGCAAAAGTCTTGCTTTCAATATCGCTAAGCGGGTTGTCATCCATCCAGCCCACAAACGGCGAACCGGCGGCGATTTCCATCAGCGCCTCCCGTAATTTGTTGTAAGAATTTTCAAGGTCGGAGCGGCTCAACGTCACCATGTCGATTTCGGCACAGGTGCGGGTGTTCCAGCGCGAAATGGCTTTGCTGGGATGTCCGTGCGGGCCTTCAGCCAAACACTCGCAACAGACCACTATGGTGTAAGCTCCATGTCCGTTGGTGGATAACTCGTGACTTCCGCAGAACGGGCACGGCTTGCAGGCATTGAGATCAACAGTCACGATCAAAGTCCTCCCATTCTTGGGCCTCTGAAACATCGTCTTCCTGATCGGGAATATTTCGCATGTCAGATGCGTTTAAATCCCCGGATGTTCCCGAGCGGTAATTTGTCCGAAGTGTGCGGTTTTCTTCGGACAGCCTCGCGTTCTCAGCCTCTGCTGCGCGGAGGGCGGTGGCTACGGCGCGATAGAACTGCACGTCTTCGCAGCGGATCACGGCCATGATGCCGTTGTCATACTCGCCGCCGTCCATCCGCTTCTGTGCGTCGATTGCGATCCGCAGTCGTTCCTCAGCCTCAGCTATCAGGTCTGCGCTCTGGCTAGGGGCGGTGTGCACCATAGGTGACACGCCGGGTTGTGCATCATCCTGCACTTTGCGGAGATTGGGGGCGCCATTCTCCGCAACATAGGCGGGCACTCTGTCAGGATACGCATCGGCATAAGCCTGCATCCATTCCAGGGGCATGGGTTCGTCAGTGACTCCACCGTCTGGGGTGTTCATTCTTCACCTTTCACAAGGCTGATGACCAGGTAGGCCACAACAAAGGAGAGCGCGACGGTGATGAGGAACGTCACAGCCAAAGCACCAGTGCAGTGACGATCACCAGACCCAGCACCACACCCTCAATCAGGATGCGGGCCACTTGCGGACCGGTCATGGTGCCAAAGATGCCGTAGTTCTTCTGCTTGGGTACGTAATTCCACATAACGTGTCTCCTCTGTTGTGTTAATTTATCGCGGGAAAGTTAACCGATCCCTAAAACGGAATCTCATCGTCCAGTTTGTTGGTGGGAACCCTCTTGACGAATGCAGGCTTGATCGACCCGGCCAGCATGGTGCCGCTCTTCTCCCAAAAACTGACTTCCCACTTGATGCCGTCCTGGTCGGTGTACGTTCCCCGCCAGTCGGGGGCCTTCGGATTGGTTTTGGTCTTCTCCTTGAACACGGAGATGTCGCCGGGGCGTTGTTGATAGGTGCTCATCAGTTCCTCGCAAAAGCTCGTTCGTTAGATTGAAGGGTTCTCCAAGCTTCGAAGGTGGCGCTGGCTGCGTCCCTCCGATCCTTGGCGATGAAATAGTCTTCAGCAGTCAGTCGGTATTGTTCCAACGCTACGGAATAGGCTTCCGAGCTGATGGCAAAACGCTCCTTGGCTGCTTCTGTCGTGGCGTTTGAAGCAGCGGCCTCTCGGGCAAGAATGACCTTAAGCCGCTTTTCGCTCCATTCATAAGCCGCGCGGGCTTTGGCTGCATCTGAGGATTGGAGGATCGCAAGACAGTGCCGGACTGTCTTATCATCCACTCGGAACTCGGCCATTGCCTGATCGCCTCCGCTATTCATAGTTCAGCAGCTCGGTCCAGAATCTCGTTTCGGCGCTTCTCCACCTCATTGGCAGCAGCGTCGGGCCAACTGGCGGGCATCTGACCCCAGAACCGCTCCATCTTCGCCCACCACGTGTCGAGATCCTGTTCGGTGTCGCAGCCGTTGATCGCCGCCATGATGCGATCCCAGTCGCCGTCCTTCTTGGCCTGTGCGCTGGACTTCTTGGCTGCCGGAGCTGGGCCAGATGCCGCGTTGCCGTCGTCATCTTCCGGTGCGGCACCGGTCATAGCCAGCAGGCTATAGCGCCTGGCGTAGGTGGTGGCCGATCCAATGCCTTGAGGATCCCGCTTGCTCACCGGCATACGCATGACGTGAGTGAGGCTATCGCCCGACACGTGCATTAGCACCGTGGTGAGGATCAGCTGTTCACCGTCAAAATCGGGCATCTGGAGGACGGAGATCCCCGCGTCATTAAGTGCTGGGATGGTGGCCTCAACAACCGCCGCCAGATCGGCGTACTTGGAACGGAACGCAGGGTTCGTGGCCTGCTTGTAGACCGGATAAGTGGCCTTCTGTGCGGCGACAAGCGCCTTTGCAAATTCGGGGGTCATGAGCACTTCTTCCAATTGATTGCAGCGGTGAGCGCTGCGTTGAGTTCATCGCGGAGGGTGAGGATACGGAGAGCGTGGCGCTGGTCGTTAGCCTGGAACGCAGCGCGGCATTCATCGGCCCACAAGTCATCCAAAAACTCAGCCTGCCAAGCCTGCAAGCGAGCGCCGTTCCACATCACGTCACCACCACTGTGCCAGATCATCACAGCCCCCGCCCAGCTTGACCGGCCAGCAGTGCGCTCTCGCGGCGGCGGTCCATTTCGTAGTCGTAGGCATCGCTAGCTTCAGCGTCAGCTTCCCCAGCCCAAGCTTCCAAATCGCAGTGCTCGAGGATGTTCGCGAAGAGTTGCTGAATGTCTTTCGACCGCACGTCCACGCCTTTCATCAGGCTGTGCGTGATGTGCACATATTTGTTGGTCACCGGGTCGGTCTTGCCTTCAAGGATGCCGATATCGACGACCTCATGGTCGTAGTAGCCTTCGTGGCGATTGTGTGTGGCGCTAATGCCGACGGACAGTTCGCCGCAAGTGATATGTGTGTAGACGCTCATGTGTGTCTCCCTTGCTGTTGATGTGTTGTCGCACACTGTGACACACGTTGCAACAGGAAAGTTGCAATTCGCAACACATCATGCGACATAGCAGCATGAACGAAACGCCAAAACAAATTTACGATCGGTTGCGCGGAATGGGCTTAGGTCATTCCTACGCTCACCAGCTGGCCAACAAGAAGCGTACGCCTAGCTTACAGCTTGCCTTTCAGATCGCCGACGCAGCCAAAATACCGCTCGAGCATTGGAGACCCAGTGGCCATTAAGGCAAAATCCAAGGGCTCACGCGGTGAAACGGAGCTGCTGAAGCTATTGGAACGTGTCCCTGGCGTGACGGTGCGTAAGCAGCCGGCCTCTGGTGCATTCGGGACTCGCATCGGATCCGCCGGCCTCCAGGGCGACCTTCGCATGGTGTTTGGGGATCAGACTTTCCGCGTCGAAGTGAAACGCCGGAAGCTCCCTCCGATGACGCTGGAAGGCTGGCTGGCGGGTGTAGAAATTTTGGCGATTAGGGCCGATCACGGTGACTGGCGGTTTTACCTCGAGGAAGACACGTTCCTCCACCTTCTCAGCTTGGCGGCAGAAAAATGAAAACTCTCGGTCAGCTTGGCAAATTCGAATGTCACTGGCCGGTGTTACAGACCGACGAGCATTTATTCTGCGCTGAACCTACCGGGGGGAAAATATATTGCCCGTATCACATGACCCGAGCATTTGTGCAAACGACGTGGCAGGGCGGGATGAAGGACCTGGAGCACCGCAGGATCAGGCGGTGGTCCTGAGAGAAAAACTAATAGACGAAGCTGTTCGCCGTGCCATCTACAGCCGCCACGAAATCAAGCTAAAACAGACCGCCAAGGCGTGGGCCATGTCGGGTTACGTGACGCTTGAGGTGCAGGTGCTATGCGCCCGAGTGCGATGGCACTGGCGGAACGTGGTAGGAGCCTAGCAGCTCTTCGCCTTCTTCATGTCCTTCTTGGACGGCTTGGCACCCTTCATAGCCTTCATCTCAGAAGCTTTCATGAGCGGCGTTTGCTTGGAGCCCTTGGACTTCATCGGCTTCTTCATGGCTTGCCTCTCTGAGAGAATTGGAGGATGTTAGGGCGAAGGGGCCGAGTTTGCCGCTCGACCCCTTCTGAAACAAACCGCCATGCACCGGCGATTGCTAAAAGCCTTCAGATGATAGGCGAAGAGCGTCTGCCGGACAACCGTAAAGGTGTCCGATGTCATCCCCGCCATTCATGCCGCTCTACGTCGGGGACTATCTAGCCGACACAACCCACCTGACCACGACGGAGCACGGGGCCTACCTGATGCTGCTGTTTTGCATGTGGCGATCTGGTGGAAGCCTGCCAGCCAATCCCGCTAAGCTGGCCAAACTATGCAAGCTCACTAGGGCGCAATGGGACCGCATGAGCGAGACCCTGCTAGCGTTTTTTGACATCGAAAACGGTGAAATGACGCAACGCCGTCTGACCCGTGAACTGACGAGACATACCGAAGCTGTCAGACAGCGAAGGGTGGCAGCGTCAAATGGCGGGCATGCTAAGGCATTGAAAAACAAAGAAGCAGCTTTAGCTACCGGCAGCTTCCCGCTCTGCCAACCAGAACCAGAACCAGAACTCATAAAGAAGAAAGAAGAGAGAGGGCCTCGCAAGTCTCGGCGCTGCCCTCCTAATTTTGAATTTGACGATTCCGTTTTCGATACCGGCGAGAAAGCCGGTCTTACGGCTGACCAGATTGAACAGGAACTGACCAAGCTTGAGGACTACGAATTTAAGACCGCCAGATCCGACTGGAACGCCGTTGCCAGGAACTGGCTCCGATCCGCCAAGCCGACCAAACCGAAAGGGCCACAAATTGACTACGCAGCAATGGAACGCCGACACCAACAATGGAAACGCCAACAGGCGGAAGCGGAAAGCATTGCCTCTGATGGAGGATGGGGAGAGGTCCCAATTTGACGGACCCGCGCACGTTCGAGCCAAGTTCGTGGAGCTGCATGGCGAGGAATTTGCGTACAGTTACCTGTCAGGTGCAACTTGGCGGTATGACAACATGACGCTCACACCGCGCACCATGATTGCCTACGAGCGCATCCGTGACCAGGCGATGGGAACCGTTCGGGAGTTAGGCATTCAGCTTGCCGAGCCAACCAAGAAGGCTGCCGTGGTGGCTTACGAAAGCATGAGCCTGTTCGACAAGGCGCGGATCCAGAAGATGCTGGCGGATGAGCATGAGACCGCAGCAATCCAGATGCTGGTGAAGGGGACCGGCACTCGGGACATCACCCAGATGCCGCCGGCTGGGAAAGATTTGATGGAAAAGGCCCGCCTCCGCAGGCTAAAGGCACGGGAACTTATGGGGCTGAGATCATGACCGACGCTGAAAAACAGAATTGGTATCGCTTCGCCAGGGCAGTCTGGCGGCGTTACATGGGCTTGCCGGAGGCTGGCATCTACCGGTCCAAAGTCAGGCCGCGGGGACTGGGTGAAACCAACAGGGCAGCGGAGGCAGACGATGCTCTCGATCTGGCGGGGTAACGTGGAACCGACGATCCAAGAACGCCACCAGCTGGCCAAGAAAGCCATTCGGGAGGTGGCGGAAGCTCACACGGTCAGTACGTCGCGGATGATGTCTTACGACCGCCATGCCGACATTTCAGCTATCCGGCACGAGGCAATGTGGAAAGCCAGGAAGGTTTCCGGTCTATCTTATCCCTTGCTCGGCAAGCTATTTGCGGGGCGCAATCACACCACAATCATCCACGGGGTCGCCGCCTATGAAGAGCGGATGCGTCGTGATAAACTGCGCAAAATCGATTTAAGGGTCTGACGATGGCGACGATTGACCAATTCAACAACCTGACCAACGTCATGACCACGGTTGGGGAGAAGAACAGCCTCGTCACCCAGTTCCCGCAGCGGATCCGAGACAACACCGGGCGACTCAAGATCACGTCGCATCAGAACGTGTATGAAGCTGACTTCGAATATTCCGGCCAGCCGATGCGCTGGGAGAACTACACGGCCGGCAATGCCACCATCACGCCGACCTCTAGCATCGGTGGTGTCCAGCTCTCCGTGACGACTGCCGCCGGTGACCTGGCGATCCGTCAAACCCGTCCCTATCACCGCTATCAGCCCGGTAAAACCATGTACATGGCAACCGGATTTGTGTTCGGTGGACCTGCGACAAACCACATTGAGCGCGTCGGGTTCCTAGACGACGCCAACGGCATGGCGTTTCAGATTCAAACGCCCACCGCCACCAACCCGACTGGCATGTGCGTGATGTACCGCTCGGACATCAGGGGCGTTCCTTACGACACAATAATCCCGCTCAACCAATGGCAAGACCCCTACGGTGTGGCTCAGTCGCTGAACTGGCAACAGATCCAGATG